CATCAGACTTTGCCAAAGTAGTAATAGCGATATTGCTATAACCGCCAATATTATCTACCATAGTAAATAAGTTTGCACCATTTGAATCAGGACCATTAGTAAATAGATAGTCAAGTGTGACAATATTATTGTTCAATGGTTTCTTACCAGTTACACCATCTCCAAAATATACTTCAAAATATTCATTTGAATTTTCTTGTAGATAATATACACGGCTAGATGAATTAACACTAATTAATGATTCAAACTTTGTATAGTTATCGTATGACGTAGATGATTCATTTGCCTGAACAAGAACTCTTAATGTAGAAGTGTCAGCATCATCATCTGATATCTGATACTTCTGATTTTCTATATCGTTGTCTACTCTGTATAAAAGCTTCTTCCTTGTTCCTTCGGCAATTACTACATTGGGAAATATATATTTGTTTGCAACAGTTTCTCCAAGTACAGCAGACTGTTCATTAAGTACGATATATCTATAGTTTCTTCCGTCAACTTGCGTGGTTAGTTTCGTGCCTCGAGTAAGAGTCAACGAAGCCGGTTTATTGCCCTGCTCATTAGTGACGTCAACTGTGATTGTGACTTGGGCTCTTGGCGCTAAGACTGATCTTGGTATATAACCTAGCAACTTTGCACGGGTCACAATGTTACCACGGATTTGTGCTGAATCTAAGAATGCTTCATTAAGGGCAAAGTGAGCAGCCATCGCATTATAGTGTGTATTATATGCAAGCACATCCAAGAGTGAAGATAAACCTGATCCTTCAAAATCGTGACTACTAAACTCTGTCTGAGTTTTTAAATAGTTCTTTAGATTCTTTTTGATCTGATCGAAATCAAGTTCGGTTACATTTAAATTAGTTGCCATAGTATTTTACCTTAAACGCCTTAATACGATTTCTACGTCATCTGTAGTATCGAATTCTTTTATTCTAAATTTTACAAGTATTCTATAAGAGTTATTATCTGGTTCATCTACTATATTGACAAAGACGATATCAACTCTTTGTTCACCAGCCTTTATGGCTCTTATAATATTCTTGCGTAATGTTTGTTTTGTAATCGCATCTGCCGGTTCAAACAGCAATGCCCTTAGATTTGCCCCAACTCCTAAGTTAAATGGCTTCTCATAAAAATTAGTTACGAGTAAATTACGTACTGCATATCTTATTGCCTGATCATCTTTAAGAGGAATAATATCTTTACGAATTGGATGCAGTGCTAGATTTAAATCAAGGTCAGTCCATTGCTTGAGACGCGATGATGTAGAAGCCTTTCTAGTATCTCCTATAACTGATTTATCTGATTGAATTATTGTAGACATACTATTATTTATACTCCTTTTCTAGGAAGTTTGTTATCCGGCAAAAACATTACTTGAACCATCAGCTACCGATGTGCAGTCGGCTACTTCATCATTCTTTCGACCTATACCTTTACCATTTACAAATACTTTAGTAGAACCAACGGCAATAGCTGCACTGTGCGGAGTACAAGGTCCATGCGGGGGTTTTAAATGTATACTATTCTTATCTCCTTGACGCGAGACTGGTATACCATTACAAAAAACATTAGAACTACCCATGGCTCTTACTGGCCCACTACAATGAGTCTGATCCGGATCTCCAACTCGTGCTACTTTTTGTGAATCACTTGCCATTATTTTCTCCTTATGATATGCCAGCTAGCTTAGTATTTATTTGACTGACTGTAAAGTTTATTTTATTACTTGCCGAAACAGTTTGAGTGGAAGTAATAGTGGTATTTGATATTGTACTGGGATTAAAAGAAAGGCTAGGATCTAAGTATGCAATCTTACCAGAGTAACCTCTCAATCCAAGCGGATCACCATAATACGGGGCATCACCTGACGGCGATGAGGGCATTGGCCGAGTCCCGCTATCGTATAGTGTATCCGTTCCGACAGCGTTTTCTCTAAAGTATTTTCTTAATTGTGCTGGCGTTGTAGTAGGATACTTTCCTAATACACATGCAGCCATTCCTCCAATATTTGGAGAAGCAAAAGATGTTCCAGTTGCTTCATACTCACCATTAACATGTAGATTCATATAGATATTATCACCAGCTGCACATGCGTCAATACGATCACCTCGATTACTAAATGATGCAAGTGTTTCTTTATTGCTTAATCCAGAATCAACACTAAATTGTGAACCTAATGCTGCGCACACAATAGTATCACCAGCCAAATGTAAATCGTCTCTGCATAATGGAACAAACATATAAGGCTGAGGGGCAGATCCGTCATTGCTACCCACCAATATAGACATATGTGATAAAGCCCCATTGTTAAAATCTATATTGTCAGGTAAAACAATCGTATTATTAAAATTACCGGCTGCACTTACATGGTGTACACCAGCAGCGATCATTTCCTCAATAGGTTGTATATGAGTGCTATAATAGTTACCATTGGTTATATCTTCGATATAGGCTAAAATATCGGTTTTATTTTGATCAGTTAAATTCTTGGCATCCATATTAATTCCAAGAGTACTCCAAACATTATATGAACTTCCAAACTTTGGTGTGTCTGAGTTTCCATACGCGTTAATGCCTGAGTTAACAATGGCACATCGATCAGCCGCTGTTGAAGGTGCCCCAGCAGGAGATATATCAGAATATATATTATCTCTAAAAATAACTGAGCCTTTACTATGTCCGCTTGTTCTGATGTATTGTATTGCATCTACAACTATGGTCGGCCGACTATTTCCTTTTTGTTGGTGAAACAATTTAAATGCATCCCATCCATGAGTATTTAATTTTTTATCCGCATCATTCATTTGGTCTCTTGGCCATATATAAAGCTTAGATCCAGTTGCCCATCCGTATGTATTACCAGCTGTAATATACGCGACTGCTTCTGCGTGGGCATTCACATCTGGGACTGTGCTGAAAACTCCATAATTAACAGTAGGAAGTGTTAACATTCCATTTAAAGTATTCCATTGAAATGAGGTCTGTAATCTGCTTACACCCGATGTCATAAATTCTGGATCCGAAGGATCTAATACGCTGGCAATTTGTAATATAATATCAACCCCATCACCAATATATGTATTTGAATACGAGGAGTAAGAATCAGTAGAAAATGTTGTATTGTTTGTTTGACTTTGATGTCTAATTAAACCCCAGTTACCTTTTGGATGCGGGTTAGTAGCTGCATCATTTCGCATCATCACATAGTTATAATCACGATGGTAGTTTACAGTTTTTACAACAGCATCTTCTATTTCAGGAACATCTTCATCGGATTGACAAAACTTCACAGCTTCATGCTTTTCTAATGCTACTACTTGTTCGTCAGTACACTCTGCAATAAAGAATGTTGATCGATGTAAAAGTTCATCAGTCACTGTACTTACCATTGAATACAGATCTGTCTGATCATATCCAGGATTTAATATTATATTATATAGTTTTGTCATAATTATATACTTCCTAATTTAGTATTTATCTGCGCAGCAGTAAAGTTAATATTATCACTCGTGATCCTAACGCCTTGAGAATCGAATAGTGGTATTCCAGTATTATCTATGAATATAACATTAGCCGATGCATCAGCCCCAGCTTCAGATATAATTACTGCACTCTGTGATGTATCATTTATAATTACACTCACTGACAAATCAGGGTAATCATCTAATGTAAGTAGAAATGTCTCTGGTCCATTTTCTGAAAGAGCGTCGATAATTGTTGTAAATGTAATAGTGCTTAACGATCGTGTTGAATCAAATTTAAAGTTACCAGTTAATTCGCCTGTAATATCATCCGCGCTAATTCCAGTAATTGTATATGGTATTAAAGTGCTACTTGTATAAGTAACGTTAGTGGATAACGATATATCAAATGAATCACCTTCATCAACTACTGTGGCCTGTGTCTGTAATTCTAATACACGATCCGGCTCTAGTATGTCATTTAATTTAAATGAATTAGAAAACGCAATAGGTGGACTTGTTGCTTCAAAATAGTTTTGTAATATTTCTTGAAACTGTTTAGTACTTGTATTGACGGTGTGTGTTAATATATCTATATACGTATTTGAACTTACTATATTACCATCAATATCCAATTCGTTATATTTTATTTCTAAGTCGTATATTTTAGATAGGTCATCTCTCTCGTCTTGTAATGCGAAGATTAAATCTTGTCCAGGTGGAAGTTGCTCAATACCAGTTATGATTATCGGTTGAACCAAATTCGGAAACTTTAGTTTCTGTTCTGCAAAGGCTTCATCAGAGAGGGGAACCGGCCTGACATAGTTACCGTTCTCATCATCATAACCTTCTACGAATCGAGTGGCCGATCCCTTTGGAACATATATCACATAGTCATCATCATATAGATCTTTATATTCACCGGATAACTTAATCTGTTTATTCGTATCATTATATACCACACGCCGCGTCACTCCACTGTCATCCCCGCCACGTGGAAGAAATGATATATCAGTGATATCAATTGAATCAGAAGAACTAGGATCCTGCATATTAATCGTAATATCGAATGGGATACCTCTTGTTGCCTCTGAGAGTGGTTGTATTGAAATAGCCATCGTATTAGTTCAGATCGATCCTTGCACCTTGTATGTTCACGTTACCACCTGCCTTCAGGTCTATATTGCCGGTGACGTCTGCCTTATAGTTACCACCGACTGTGAGATTGCAATCCCCGTTAATGGTCACGTTCGAGTTACCGGTAATAGTCACAGTATCATCTCCGGTCGTAATCTTTGTATGGTTCTTATTGTTATGCTCTACATCCCCATTTGGATGCATCAGGATATATGTACCGGACGTATGCTTGATATGGATACGTTCTGAGCCGGAGGTATTGTCGATCTCCACAAGATGGCCGGCTTCGGTTTTGTGTACCTTATTGGTAGGAGGGTTGAGTTGTGCCTCTGTTGGTATGTCAATCGTCCCATCAGTCGAGGATGCGATCGACCCCAGTATAATGGCATCCTGCGCACTTGGACCGTCACGGAAAAACCCCACGACCCAGGACCCGACCATCAGCTCATGGTTAGAGCCAAACCCTTTAAAGGAAGAGGAGGTATTCGGCATCATGACAGTCGACCAGTTCAGATGCGATTTATCTATGGTCTCATCATAGAAACCATACGGCATCACCTTCACTCTATTGGATAAGAGAGGATCGTCAATATCCACAACTGATCCAATGAACCAGGTGAACTGACTACCTATAAATTGATCTAAGTTTTTCATCGCGGCCTCCACACCAGATTTTTACCCGGGAAAATTTTTTGAGGGCATATGTTTGAAAATAAATCCGGCATTATGTATCCTTCTCTTGTATTGTATCAAGTGACTCTATATAGGAGTCTTTCTTACATAACACTTCCATGATATACTCATCCTCAAATTTATGGTTAATAGAGGTAACAAGGTATTTACCTGATAGGTATTTGTCTTTACCACGTTCGTTCTCAGAAGATTCAACAGACTTCATTACATTACAACTAATCACCATACCGACGGAGAGTTTAAAGTCACCGTATATATGAATAGTTAATACCGTACCATCCATGTTTTCTATATAGGCATTGGCCGTAAGCAAATCGGTATCATTTGGTGCATGGTAGTTAGACCCACCGCCGGCAGCTGAGGTGTTCAAACTCACATAAAAGTTAGTCGAATCGCGGTGCTCCTGTATGGCCCTGTCGTTTAGCTTCAGCCCAGTAGGTAGCACGCCGTTCTTATTCAGCATAAGGTCCTTACCGTACTCATACGTAGTCTTCTCATATGTCTTGGTAGCAATGTCTAGAGTGTGTAGCGTACTACTGTAGGCACCATTCGCC